GGCCGCAACCAGCGCGTCATGCAAATAACAGAGCAAGGACTACACCATGACTAGCTTATTTGACCCTAACGAAGAAGCAATATCTTGCTTCTGTGGAGATTGACATGACCGAGATAGAACACAAAGCCAGAAAACACGCCCGCCTGTCAGCCTCACGCGCAGAGCGGTTCATGCCCTGCCCAGGCTCGGTGCGCCTGGAGGCCAAGATGCCGTACGAGCCAGCAGGACCAGCGGCGCAGTACGGCACCGACGTCCACGAGCTGTCGGAGCACCTGATGCGCGGCGACGTCATCGACTACGCCAAGTACGACCAGGAGCAGATGGACATGGCCGAGGCGTACATCAAGTACATCGACGCCATCGCCGAGAACCCGCGCAAGAAGCTGATCGAGGTCAACGTGGATAAGGGCTTAAAGTCGCTGCACAACGCGCTTGGCGGTACCGCAGACGCGGTCATAGTGGACGGCAACACCATGCACGTCGTGGACCTGAAGACCGGACGCGTGCCGGTCAACGCCGAAGAAAACCTGCAGCTCATGACCTACGCGCTTGGCGCCATGCGCCAGCTCAACGCGCCGGACACCATCGACGTGGTGCTGCACATCTTCCAGCCAAGGGCCGGCAGCTCGTCATGGGCCACCACCGGCCAGCGTCTGATCCAGCACGGCGAGCAGATCACGGCATCTGCACAACTCGCCCTATCAGACGACGGCCCAACCAACCCCGGCGAGAAGCAATGCAAGTACTGCCGAGCCAAGACCATCTGCCCGTCTTTGAGAGAGAAGGCAACAGAGGCCGCACGGCTGGACTTTGAAAAGAAGCAGGGCGACACGGCCTGCGACACCCTGATAACGCCTGAAACGCTTGATCTGGCCTACACCGTCGCCGCGTGGTCGGAGGGGGTCATTGAGGCTGCGAAACGACAAATGGACACTTCACCAATTGAGGGTTGGACCATGCGCGCTGGTCGCAGGACCAAGTTCTGGACGGCGCCGGCCATGGTGGAGGAGGCGCTGAAGGACACCGCAGAGGCTTGGGAGTTAAAGTCTCCTGCTGCCATATTCAAGTTGGGCATCGACCTGCCGGAGGGTCTGATCGGCGAGAAGCAGTCCGCGCCGAGCCTCATACGCGCCAAGGCATAAAAAAATGCCGGTACAGGTGGTCTGTACCGGCATTAACTACTTACAGGAGAAAGAAACAATGAACCTAAGTTCAAGTGAAATTTTACCAGCAGACGGCAGCAAGAGGGTGGCCATAGCCATCGCCGATATGTGCCCAGCTGCGCGGTTTTGCATATTCACGGCGACGGATGACGGGCGCAAGCTGCCGAGGTCTAAGTCAGGCCCAGGCGTGTCCATCGAGACAGACAAGGCCGACCTCTACACGCCGGACGAAGTAAAAGCGCACGACAGCCTGCCAGACAACCAGTACTGGGGCCTGTACATGCACGAGCCGCTCACCGACATGTTCGAGCTTGCGGTACTAACGGTCTTGGACGTAGACCTCAAGCGCAGCACGTCCACCACCGACATGCGCATACAGCGCCTGGCCAAGTGGGCCAAGGACCACGGCCACATGGCCGAGCGCAGCCACAGCAAGAAGGGCAGGCACGTCATATTCTTGGCCAAGCCATCCAACGACATACTGCCCAAGTACAAACTGCAGGACCACCAGGAGATCGAGGTCTTTGGCCAGCCGAACAGCCCCAAGAAGTCGCTGATGCTGACCGGCGACATGCTGACCCAGACGGCCATCAACAACCAAGACGTGGACGTCGAAGCACTAATCCAGGAGCTGGGCATACAGGCAGAGCCTGAGCAGAAAAAACCCCAGACCTTAATTCCAGTTACCCACACAGCACAGCCTGACGACCTGCAAAAGGCTGCGGACGCCCTTCACTACATCTCACCGGACGTGGACTACGCTGAGTGGATACAGCTTGGCCAGGCGCTGCACGACGGGTTTCCATTAGAGGGCCGAGACGTGTGGGAACGGTGGTCGCAGGGCGGTGAGAAGTACCAAGGCACCAAGGACATTGACATCCACTGGAAGTCGTTCCACGCCGCCAAGGGCGTTGGCCTTGGCACGCTGTTCCACATGGCCAAGTCAAACGGCTACAAGCCGCCGACCACGCAGTCGGAGCAGCGCACGGCGGTGCAGGACTTTATGCAGCGACAGGCAAGCGCCACGGCACTGTCTACAGCACCAGACAAACCACCAGCCCCAGAGCCGACATCGGGCTGGCAGGAGATGGACTACAGCCTGGACCACCTGCCAGCCGTTAGGTACGTCATAGACGGGTTTCTGGCCCACGGGCTGTGGATCATCGCCGGTCAGCCTGGTGTGGGCAAGACAACGGTGCTGATGTCTCTGATGATGACCATCACCCGCTGCCTCACGAACCAGGCCATCACATCGTCCAAGCCGAGGAAAATCATTATCGTCACGGAGGACGCGGACCAGCTAATCCGTGGACTGTACGGCTACGCCAGGCACTTCAAGATCGACCCGCAACGAATCATCAGTAACGTCGTCATTATTCGTGCCATGCGCTCCACCCTGCCAGAAATCTTAGAGCTGGAGCACAACGTCGTCAAGCACACCCTACCAGACGGCACAAGGCCACTGCTCATACTGGACACTGCAAACGCGACCTTGGCCCTAGAGAACGAGAACGACAACAGTGAGGTCGGCGCCTACATGTCTGGCCTCAAGCAGACCATCTACACCATACTGGACACGCCCATCGCCATCGTGTCCCACATGAACAAGCAGATTTCACGCACCGACAGCGACGCCATGGCCCGTGGTGCGTCCGCCTTCACCGGAGACGCGACCGGCACCGCCGTCATATTCGCCGACGAGGATGGCTCCAGGTACATGCGCCTCATCAAGCGCCGGTATGAGCCAGACTTTGACGAGATTGAGTTCGTTACCGAGACCTTCACCGCGCTGGCCGCGTCGCCTGATGGCGAGTTCATCGAGACGGTGTGCCGCGTCATGACGCCGGCCATCTCAAGCGCGGAGCTTAGGCAGCAAAAGGCCAGCGAGCAGAAGGACGAAACAAAACAGCAGCGCGCACAGGATAAGGCAGACGAGGCGTGCCTGTATGTCCAATCCATCATCAACGCCTACCCGCAGGGTGTGGTCATGCGGCGTGGCCGCACGGCACCAAGAAACCCGCCGAGTGACATGACGCACTGCCACCGGTTGGAGGTGGCGGACGTGTTCTCGGCCATCCCTGGGTCGTCCAGGGGGGACGTGAAGACGGCGGTGGTGGAGGCCATCATGCGCCGGTTTGCACCAGGTTCCAGTGCTAATGAGTGGGTCAGATTGGGTGGTGAAAAATGATATGGGGACGTGGGGACGATATAGGGACGATATGGGGACGGTCTCGACATGCAAACGGCGACGCTGGGGGACAACCCTGTGGAGTTATCCACAGGTTGTCCACAGCCGAGCAGCGCAGCGAAAGCATATGGGGACGTGGGGACCAAACCCTTAAGGCGTCCCCATATCAAAATGCACGATATAGGGGGGTGGTGTGAAAAAAGTTATCCACAGGCTGGATTGGGAAGACGATAGGGTCGAGTGTGGGGACTGTAAGAGGTTCTATACGAGGCATGTGGGGACGTCGTACTCGGTGGATGATATGGAGCGGTGGAGGAAGGTTAATCACCCCGCGCTGCGGTGGATGTTTGAGGTGGCAGTGGTCAACCAAGGGGTTGCGACCGTGCAGTACACCAAGAGGGCATGCAGGGCTAAGGGGTTGGAGCCGATGCCGGATGGGCTGCTGCACCGCTGCGAGGCCTTCCAGCCTAAAATTGAGGAAGTAGTTAAGGACGAGGAGGGGCAGGCATGGTGGGAGTGAGGCGCAAGCGGGTTGAGCACACGGAGCAGGCGAAGGTGGTGGCCAAGGTGCGGGCGTTCTATCCGGACGTGGTGATTGCGGCGATACCGAATGGAGGCTCTAGGACGGCTCAGGAGCGCGTTTCTATGCACGCCGAGGGGGTGCTTAGGGGTATGCCTGATTTATGCGTTCTGAGGGCTTCTGAGGGTTTCCACGGGCTTTTTATTGAGATGAAGACGCAGGACGGGATCGTGGCGGCAGCGCAGCGCGACTTGGCGAGGCGGCTGAACCGCGAGGGGTACCTGTGTCTGGTGGCGCGCTCAAGCGATGATGCCTGGGCTTTGATCGAGAAATACTTGGGAGGGGTGAGCGATGAGTGACGGATGGGATGAGGTAGAGCCGGTGATGCCAGCCGTGCCGGCTGTGCCGGCGACGCTTGGCGAGGATGCCGACCGCAAGGCAGCGGGGCTTATCAAGCACTGGGATGAGAAGGCTGAGACCAGCAGGTGCAGCAAGCTCATACACCAGCACGGGGGAGAGGCGTGGGTGTGGGACCAGCTCGGCTCGGGGGTGCTGGTTATGGCGATCTGTGACCAGCTAGGCGTCAGTACGTCTGCATTCCATCGTTGGGTAGTAAGAGGGGGTGAAACACGCACTGCGCTATATACGCGGGCGCGTGAATCTGGGGCACACACGCTGGCCGAGCAGACCATCAGCATCGCAGACCAGGCCGACCGCGACACGGTGCAGGTGGCCAAGCTGCGCAGCGACAACCGCTGGCGCATGGCCGCCAAGCTCAACCCTGACGTATATGGTGACAAGCAGGCGGAGATCAACATCAACCTGGGCGATATCGCGCTGGACTCGCTGCGCAAGCGCGTCATCACCGTCGAGGATGTCAAGCCTGTACACGGGCTTGACGAGTAAGGATATACAGTAGGCAGAAGTACTCATCCCGTGCGTTGAGTACTGAAAAAGTATTCATTTTGACGTGATTGAGGGGCTAGCGGCTGCCCAGCCGCCGCCGGACCCCCCCCGTCGCGCAGCGGCGGCGGGGCAGCGTTTGCGTAGGCCCACACACCTCCAAAAAATTTTTTTACAAAAACCGCAAAAAGTACTTGTCAAACCCGTCAAACCCGTTGTACATTTGAGGCTCCAACAACGCAACGGAGCAAACGAAATGAACGCCTTATCCCCAATTACTTTTGTAGAAAAAACGTACAAGACATTTTTTGGTGACGTGTACAAGTCCACACCAAGCATGCGTGCCGAACGTAACTGGAGGGGTGAGCCTCAGTTGATGCAGCTTTGGGTTTGCGAGGGCAAGCCAGACCTTTACTTGCCACTGAGCTTCAAAGCCTAAACAGGAGAAACAGATGACGGTTTACGCATACATGAGGGTGAGCACGCTGGAGCAGGTGGACGGCACCAGCCTGGCCAACCAGAAGCGCGAGTGCAAGGGGCTGGCCATGACGCACGCCAGAAGCGTTGATTGCTTCATAGAGGATGGGGGTGTGTCTGGAGCGACTGGGTTCTTTGGGCGCATGGCCACACACGACATCAAGCTGGTTGCAGGCGACGTGGTGATTGTGGCCAAGCTGGACCGGTTCAGCCGCGACGCGGAGGACGCGCTGACCACCATCCGCCGGATGAAGGAGTTGGGCGTGAAGTTGATCATCAACGGCCACGGCGACGTGACCGACGACACCAACATCATGGCCAGGCTGATGCTGGAGGTGATGGCGGTTTTCGCTGGCCACGAGCGCCGAGTGATTAAGTCTAGGCAGTTGGCTGGTCAGGCGGACAAGAAGGCACGCGGTGGTCACATTGGTGGGTCTGCGCCGTTTGGTTACAGGGTTGAGGGGCGTGGCCACCAGGCGGTGCTGGTGGAGGACGAGCAGCAGCAGGCAGCGTTGGTGACGGCGCGTGAGCTGTTCGCTGGCGGCATGAGCTTGAGGAAGATCAGCCAGCAGCTGAAAAATGATGGCGTGGTGGTGTCACACGAGTCGCTGCGTAAGGCGTTGCAAAAAGATGCGTAAGCGCAGCAAGTATCGGCCAAAGGGCGTGCGCACCGACCCGATGGGGTATGTGCTGGAGAGCATCACGCCAGTGGCGGCGCACGGGTCTGTGCTTATTGACTTAAAGCTCAAGAACCACGCAGCACTGGCCACGACGACGCAGGGCAAGGCCACCAGGCCGACCATTGACGTGCTGATAGCGGCGCTGAACATGACGGAGGCGCTTTATGAGATGGGCTTTGGCGACGTCGAGGAGCACGGCCCGCTGGTGAAGGCTGGCATGCAGGCGCTTAGGTCACTTGGCTCGCGTGGGGCTGAGAGCGGCAGGTTCGTTATGCGGTCAGACGAGATGGCCGCGCTGAACGAGGCAATGGAGCTACACGACGCGCAGCTGGAGGTAATCACTGTGAAGGACATGGAGAAGGCCCTTATGAAGATTTATGAGGCGATGAAACACAAACGAGCCACGCCTATCGTGGCTAAGGAAAATATGAAATGAACGCAAACAAAGAGATAAGACGCACCAACGCATGGGTGCGTAGACGCATCAACTCGCGCCGTATGCCGAAAGACGAGCAGCCAATAGTAGATTACGAGTTCCAAGTGCCATCAGACTGGCTGGACAATTTGGCGCTTTGGGCAAAGATGATGCTGGTGGTTATCACTGTGTCGTTTGCGCTTGGGTATGCCGTAGCATTTTTATGGGTCGCGGATAACATGGGGCACTACAGATGACAGAAAAACCGCTAAACGCGTTTACGATGTTCAAGGGCAAGGGCATGCTGGCCAATGACAAATCGTTTCGTCGGTCGCAGGCCAGCGCTATTGGCGGCAGGAAGCGCGCACAGAACATGAGCGACGAGCAGATCAAGACATTTACACTTTACATGGAAGACAAGCCCAAGAAGGTCAAAAAATGAGCACAAACGGCAACATAACAACAGCGCGCTACAGCGGAAACTTTCATTCAACACTAGACATTGGCCAGACCAAGGCCGCAGTACGACTTGGCGCCGAGGACTTCTTGGCCATGCCGTCGCGTGTTGGCAGTGTGCTGCGCTACAGGGATGGAAGCACGGCGGCGGTGCCAGGCTCGGCTGTGCCTGTGGCAACGCAGTGGGGCAAGCTATGACGCCGCAGGAGAAGGCCCGCGAGGTCTTCCGGCAGTGGGTAGACCGTTACAAGGACGAGCCGGTGCTGTTCGTGCGCGAGGTACTTGGCGTTGACCCAGACCCGTGGCAGGAGGACTTCTTGCGGGCCATCGCGCGCGGAGACCGCAAGATCACCGTCAGGTCTGGCCACGGCGTTGGCAAGTCAACCAGCAGCAGCTGGGGCATGCTGTGGTTCTTCATGACAAGGTCGCCGGTGAAGGTGGTGGTGACGGCACCGACAAGCGCGCAGCTTTTTGACGCGTTGTTTGCCGAGCTGAAGCGCTGGGTGAACGAGATGCCCAAGCCGCTGCAGGCAATGGTGACTGTTAAGCAGGACCGCATTGTCTTTAACGCGGCGCCGGACGAGATGTTCATCTCAGCCAGGACGTCAAGGGCGGAGCAGCCAGAGGCGCTGCAGGGTATCCACAGCGACAACGTGATGCTGGTGGCCGACGAGGCGTCTGGCGTGCCGGAGCAGGTGTTTGAGGCGGCGGCTGGCTCGATGTCTGGCCACAGCGCGGTGACGCTGCTGCTGGGTAACCCGACGCGCTCCAGCGGCTTCTTCTATGACACGCACAACAGGTTGGCAAACGAGTGGACGACGTTTAGGATCGGGTGCGCCGAGTCGCCGCGTGTCAGCCAGGACTACATCGACGAGATGGCCTCCAGGTACGGCGAGGACAGCAACGCGTTTCGTGTGCGCGTGCTTGGCGAGTTCCCAAGGTCGGATGATGACACCATGATACCGATGGACCTGATCGCAAGCGCCACAAACAGGGACGTGTCCCACAGCCCATACGCCGACGTGGTGTGGGGGCTGGACGTGGCGCGCTTTGGTGCGGACAGCTCGGCACTGACCAAGCGGCAGGCCAACGTGGTGATCGAGCCGCCAAGGAAGTGGAAGAACCTGGACCTGATGCAGCTCACCGGCGCGGTGGTGGCGGAGTACGAGGCGCTGCAGCCGCACGAGCAGCCTCAGGCCATACTGGTGGACAGCATCGGGCTGGGTGCGGGCGTGGTTGACCGGTTGATTGAGCTGGGGCTGCCGGCTCGCGGCATCAACGTGTCCGAGTCGCCCAGCTTTGGCAGCCAGTACCGCAACCTGCGAGCCGAGCTGTGGGCCAAGGCCAAGACGTGGCTGGAGCGGCGCGACTGCTCGTTGCCAAACGACCAGCAGCTCATTGCGGAGCTGGCCACGGTGAAGTACAAGTTTGCGTCAAACGGGAAGTTGCAGATTGAGTCAAAAGAGGACATCAAGAAGCGCGGGCTGAAGTCGCCAGACCTGGCGGACTCGTTTGTGCTGACGTTTGCCGAGGACGCGGCGGTCGGTGTCCACGGGACTGCGGCCAGGAGTAAGTGGGACAAGCCGCTGCGCCGTGGTGTACCACGCCTCGCGTGATAATGGGACAATTGGCACACAGACATGGCGCGGTGCGCCCAGCTAACAAGGTCATGAAATGAACGAACAATACGACGAGATGGACCCAGTGGGGATGGCCGAAGATGTCCAGCGCGAGAGCGCCGAGGACAAGGCGATGGACGACGCAGAGGTCCAGTCGATCATCGCGTCAGAGATCGACGACGCCATCAGTTACATCGACTCTGATTTAAGCCCGTTCCGTGCGCAGGCGTCGCGCTACTACCGTGGCGACCCGTTTGGCAACGAGACCGAGGGCAGCAGCCAGGCGGTCAGCACCGAGGTGCGCGACGTGGTCAACGCCATGTTGCCAAGCATCATGCGCACTATGTTTAGCAGTGAGCGTGCCGTGGAGTTTGTGCCAAAGGGTCCGGAGGACGTGGCCATGGCCGAGCAGGCCACGGACTACGCCAACTACGTCTTGCAAAGCGACAACGACGGTTTCCTGGTGCTGTACAGCACGTTCAAGGATGCGCTGATCCGCAAGTGCGGCGTGGTAAAGACCTGGTGGGAAGACAAGACCACCGTGCGCATCGAGGAGTACAGCGGACTGGACGAGCAGACGATCATGCTGATCGAGAGCGAGCCAGACGCCACCGTGTCGGTCATTTCACAGTACGACGACCCCAACGTGCCGCCAGAGATGCTGCAGCCACAGGTTGACCCCATGACCGGCCAGCCAATGCTGGACGAGATGGGTCAGCCGGTGACGCCGCAGGTGCCGCAGCTGTTCGACGCCACGGTCAAGCGGATCATCAAGTCTGGCCGCATCGCCGTGGAGGCCGTGCCGCCGG